GAATCTTGTGGCAATATCTGATACTTTATATCAATTGCTGTAATTGGATTCGATAAATCAACTAAATCCCATATTAAAGTCTCTGCTTTATCAAAGAATTGGTCGTGTCCTAAATAGTTTTTAAGTGTAACGTGTACTTTGTTGTCGTATATCTTTAATTCACTAGTTAAGTCTATAAAGTATTCAATAGATTGTTGTGCAAACTCAATTTCATAAGGTATTCCTTCTAATAGCTTACCTTGACTAATATGGTCTTTTACAATCTTATTACCTTCCCTTGAAAGTACAACTGTATCAGTAGTCATCTTTTGTTGGTCTACACGTGCATCAAAATCAATAGAAACACCAATATCGAATCTATTGTCTGGAGATATTTCTTGTCCTTTTATTTTATGCTTCATAATATTTTATTTAAGAGAATCTTGAAATGTTACGAACTTTTGTATTGCCAGACTTCTTAGTTTCTACAATGTGCATTACACCATTTAATATTTCAGCTACTTCTACTTGATTTTCTGGTTTGTTTTTAATTGTTTGCTCTAAAGATTCTAATTTAGATACAATCATATCCGTTCCCCATGAACCAACATTTAATTGCATTGCACCTTCACCTTTACGCATAATATCACCTCTACGGAAATCCTCTGCTAATTTAGCAATTTCCATTGTAGTCATGTTACCAGTCATTGCTGAAAGTTGTGGATTAAGTACTTTTTCTGAACCATCTACACGAACAATATATCCATCTTGACCTTGTAATTGTGGTTTACCTAAAGCACTAGCAATATTTGTTTCTGTACCATCAATAAATGTAGGTAGTGAATTTATAACTTGATTTAATAAAGTAATATCAGTAAGTGTTTTTGTAAATGGATTTTCACCAACCTTAGCATTCTGAATATTATTAGAGTACGCTTGAAATACAGTCATAGCCATTTGAAGTCTTTGTATTGACCTTTGCTCGTTAATTCTTTCTTTTTGTGCGTCTATTTGTTGTTTGTCTATTACAGCAAGTGATTCTTGTGCTTGAATGTTTCCTGCTACTGCTTTTTCACGTAAGAAGTCAGCTTGTGTTGACATCCTATCCATACGTTTATCTAGCATATCAATTCTACGTTCTGCCATGTTGATATAGTGTTCAAGTGATTTTTGAATTAATGTGTTTACAGATTCAGCTGTTTTTTTAATTCGATCTAATCGCATTTCTGCTTTTTTCAACTCAAACTCATCTTGGTCTTTAGCTATTTTTTCATTTATTTGTTTTTCAATATCTGCTTTTTTATCACCAAGTATTTTTATTTGATTTAATTCTTCTTCATCTAAATCTCTACGTTCTTTTTTAGCTTGTTCTTCAATATGTTTTTTTTCAGCTTGATAATTATTTTCAATTTCAATCTTTTTAACAGCTAAATCGTTTTCCTGCATAGTAGCCCATCTTAAATCATCCTCAGCATTTTGCCTTGCACTAGCTGAAGAAGTTTTGTTTTTTCTTACTGCTTCTGCATTTTTTCTTTTTAAAGCAATTATTTTTTCTATATCTTCTGCGTTCTTAACTTTTTTCTCTTTTTCTTCCTCGAGACTCGCATTTAACTCATCGTATTTTTCCTTATAATCTTTTTCTCTTAAAAGTTTTTTAGAATCAAATTGATTTTGTTCTGCCATCATCATTTTAGATTTCTCTTCTTCTGAAGCATAATAAAGCGAACCAATACTGTAATCACCAGTATTTTCAAGTATCTTTTGTTGTTTTTCTAATTCTTTATTATATTCCTCTTGTGCCTTTACAGCATCCCTATCTGCTGTATGTTGAGTTATTTCAATCATTAATTCTAAATGCCTTGATAAATACTCATTTGTAGTTTTATATTCAGTATTTAAATCTCTAAGTAACTTATCTTGTTCAGCATAAGTTTTGTTAGGTGCGTCAGCTTTAACTTTTTTCATTGACCTTCCTAATTCTTGTATTTCAGAGTTAACTGCCTTTTCTTGTTCATATAAAGACTGTAAAGACGCTGTTAATTGATTATATACCTTATCAGTCCTTAACCTTCCTAAATCCCATGTATCAGCTTCAATATTGTATTTTTTACCTATTGCTTGTGTAGTTTGACCGCCAATATATAAACTTGTCGAATTTAAATCTGGAACTAATTTTTTTCTATCTTCAATTAATTGTTTTTGTCTATCTTTTATATTTATTAAATATGTTTGTGCTGTCTTTAAATTGTTTTCGTTTATTTTAGCTTCTCTTTTTAATAATTCTTCTTTAGTTATCTGCTTGTCTTTAAACAATTTAGTATTCTTAGCCATTTCTTCATTTGACTTTTTATACATATTATTTATAAACGTAGAAGTATTTTTCAACCCTATTTCAGTTTGCTTAGACAATCTATTTATTTTATCTTCTACAGAAACTGCCCCAGAAAGTGATTTATATAAGTAGAAAGATATTTCTGCTATTACAGCAACAGAAAGTGCTTGTAACGCTTTCCCGACACCCTTAAATGCTCTACCTAACTTAGTAGCACTAGCTTCAGCTTTATCAGTAGCAAAAGAAAGTCCTACAGTATTAGCAATCGCTTCCAATAATCCTTTATTTCTACTTTTTTCAATAAAAGATAATGCTATCATTGAAGTTTTGTATAAAACAAAAACTCTAACTAATTGTGTTATACCATCAATAAAAACCTTTATATTATTCGCAACAGTATTTATAACAAATGCAAAACTTTTATTTATGTTAAATGATTTTTGTAATGAATCAAAATATAGTATAATATTGGTTTTCAAGTTGTTAAAAGCACCGCCCATTGTTTGTAGTCTTTCTTTCGCTTGTTCACCAAAAGAAACTTCATAAGCACGTGCAAATGCAGGAAGTACATCATCTGCTAATACTTGACCGTTTTTAAGCATTTTATTTAATTCAATCTCGGTAACACCCATTGATTGAGCCATTATTTTAAAAGCCCCAGGCAATCTCTCACCTAACTGTTGTCTTAATTCCTCAGATGAAACTGTACCTTTAGAGAACATTTGAGATATTGCACGTAAAGAACCTTCCACATCTTGATTAGACAAAGCCAATGCAGAACCTGCTTTAATTATACTTTCGTAAATCTTTTTACGCTGTAAAAGACTTAAGCTAGATGATTCAGAGGACGCAATAAAGTTCTTGTATGTATCTATAAGTATTAATAAATCTTGACCATAAGCCTTAGCTAATCCAGTTAAAAACGCAAAGTTTTTATTATATTCTTCTGTTGTTCCAGATACATTTTTTAAAGATAAATTTAATGAGTCTAACTTGACTTGAGTATCTAATAAATATCTAATACCATCAAATACTCCAAATGCTAATCCTAACTGCATTAAAGCGTTTTTCAATCCACCAATAGCCTTTTGATAGTTACCTACATTACGGAAGTTGTCTCCTACTGTACTATCAAGTTTTTTAAGTGCTTTATCACCTTCGACTGCTGACTTAGTAGTTTCTTTATATTGTCTGCTTAGCTTATAGTATTCTGCTGAGTTTTTCTTGCCTTGTTTTTCAAGTTCAAGCATTTCAGCACCTAATCTTTTACTTTCGTTCTTTAAATCACGAGTGTTTATTGTAAGTTGCTTATAGGAATCTGCTAAATCTCGTTCGTTTTTTAATCTTTTTTCAGTTTCTTTAGTAGCTCTTTCGTTTTCTTTTTGTTCTTTTCTATTAAAATCATCAACTGCCTTTTCACGTGCTTGTTGTAATCTTATTTCATCTAAACGATTTCTTTTATTTAATTCAGCTTGTTGAGCATTTACCTTAGTTTGTTTATCTACTGCATCAGTTAATTCCTTTGTTTTAGAAATTAAGGATTCTATTTCCTTAATAGTAGTAGGTTTGCTACCACCTAACTCTGATTTAAAAGAAGTTCCAACTTTTGTAAGTTCAGCATTTAATAACGCTATTTTCTTTTGCGCTTCTTCAGCGCCAGTTGTTAATATATCAAATATACCACTATCAAATATATCATCACTTTTAATCTTATTACTCATATCAACTAATATTACTTTGTTTTTCGTATTCTTCTAGTATCGAATAAAACTCTGATACAGAGATAATTTTCCAATCTAATCTATAACCTAACCATTTCCCTAAGTATATCAATGTTTTATCAATACTTAACCCTTCTTCCGAACCCTTTTGTAAAGATACAATTTTAGCATCTTCTATTTCTATTTGTGTTAACTTGAAATTGTCTTTTGTGATTAAAAACTCACATTGAAGCATTGCTTTCTTTTTTAGAATATCCAAATACTTCTTATATTCTTTGTTTACACCACGCTTCTGTAAAAAAGAGTCGTATAACTTATTAAATGCTTCTTGATTACCAGAATCCTCTTTAGTTTCTAAATTAACGTACTTTACATCACCTTCAAGGCATTTTTGCCAATTAAACAATGGTATTTCTTCAATTGATTGATAATATTTCTCTGACATTCTTTATATATTTTTCTTTCATTTCTTCTTTAAATAACGCAAGTGTATCTTCCGTCATTCCAAGTATTCGGTCGTCATACCACTTAGACTTCTCAAATTTGCTTACATCACCTTCAATTTCTATTGAATCTAAAAATACAGAAACAAACATAGAACGATAAAACTCTCCAGAGTCATATAGTGTAAATGGTGTTCCTTTTACTTTGTCTGGATTAATTTGTTCTGTACGTTTTGAGTATCTACCAATTATATTTCCATCTATATCAAGTCCTTTTTCAAATTGGTATTCTTGAACCCATTTTATAATCTTATTTCTAAACTCAACATCGAAACACTTTACCCACAAACTTTGATTGTAACCACCTAAAGACTTTGCCTTATTTAGTACTTTGTTTATGTCAGTTTTAGCAAAAAGGTCTTTCATAATTCAAAGGTAAAAAAAAAGAGGTACAAATTAATGTACCCCTTCCTTAAATGTTTACTTAAATACTATACTAAAGTAGTAGATAATGTTCCAACATATCCATTTTTAGCAACCGACAACGTAACTGGCAATGAAGCAGTTTGTGAAGCGAATGTTAATGCGTAACTGTTTTCAGTAGCAACACAAGTTAACAAGGTGATTGCAGCACCAGTAGCTGTGTTTTTAAGAGTAAAGTCAGCTTGAACAAGTCCAAGAACTTTAATTCTGTTTTTAGCAGTACCGTAATCAAGAACTCCAGTAACAACAAGAGTAGTTTGAGAAGCAGAAGTTTTAGCTAAAGAAACATCCAACAATCCTTCAAGATTATTAAAGTCATACAAGTCAGTTGTATCGTTTGGAGTTAATAACCACATTGTAGACTCATCAAACAATCTGTAGAAGTCAAATCCTACCATGATTTTTTGAGTAGCTGAATCTGTAGCAAACATTAATTTCGCTTCAAAAGACTCATTATCTACTGGAATTGGGTATAACTTATCACCAACTTTAGAACCAACTAAGTTTCCGTTAACGTCAACGATATAAACACCAAAATCAACACAACGATTGTCTTGAATTTTACCTAATAATTGTGGTGTTTCATTCCATAATTGACCTGCAAAAGAACGTTTACCTTGTTTGATAAATACTTTACGTCCAGATGGTGCTTCCTCAAATGTAGAATCAGCCTTAGCTAGTTCAACATTTTCAAATTGTGGAAGTGGAAACCATCTTTTAGAAGCATCAGCTTGATTAGCTAAAGCTGTAAAAGTAGCTTCGGTAAAAGTAGCTGTTAAATCTAAAGAGTTTTTAGCGCCAGTTGAATCTTTCAATGGAACTAAGATAAGTTTTGAAGTAACGGATTGAATCGTTACACAGTTTGGTTTACCAGTATTTGATAATCCAGAATCACATTTACATCCTAATGACATATTTTTATTGTTTTAAAGGTTAGAAAAAAGAAGGGGAGTTACCCTCCCCGTTCAAATTAAGGTTTTAATAATGCAGTTTTTGCAGTAGAGAAAGTTCCTTTAACAAAAGCATTGTAGTGATTAGATTTCACATAATGTACAGCACGTGCTTCACACAAGATTGTCATTAAGTTTTTAGTGAAGTCATCATTTACATAACCAACTTGGATATTTAAATCCTCTCTGATACGTAAGTTAGATTTAGTAAAGTCACCAACTAAGAAAGTTCCTGCAGTCATACCAACGTTTTCGATAACTGGAATACCTTTAACTCTAGTAACTCCGTTAGCATCAACATATTGCATTGCGTAAGTATATTCACCAGTAGTAGTTTTATTTAATTGCATTTTAACTGCATCCTCTGGGTGAAGAACAATATAGTTAGCATTAAACAATCCAGTTTGAATTTGCGCGATTGCAACAGACAATACATCAAACTCATTTGGAGTAACATACTGTAAAGCAAAGTTACCAGCCGCCCAAGCAACAGCGTTAGTTAAGATACCAGTTAAGTTATCTCCAGTACCATCACCAGAAAGGATTTGAGAATCTAATTTCAATTCAACGATTTCCATCAACTCATTGTTGATTTCATTACGCATGAAAGGTAAATCAGCAATCATTTCTTTAGATACTTTAATCCATGCTGTAACTTTCTTAACTGCTACAGAAGTTTCAACTACATTGAAGTCAGCTTGTGATTTCAAAGCACCCTCTGCCGTCATATCAGCACCACCTTCTTGTCCGTTAGATTGGATATAAGTGATATACTTAGAAGTTGTGCCAGAAGCATTAACTAAAGAACGCAAGAAAGGCATTCTACGAGCAATACGAGTAACCCCTGCTTCTAATTGCGATAAAGCAACTGTACCACCAGAGTAGTTGTTCGTGATTGACATTGTACCTACTGCTTTCACATCAAGGTTCATCAAACCACCTTTTTCAGCGATGTCTTTGATTTTGTCGATAGAATCAGAATAAGCATCAGCGATAGCTTGTCCGATAGATTTCAAACTAACATTTTTAGAAGTTTTTTCTTCTTTCATACCTTCTACTAAACCTTCCAATTTTGCAATTGCAGATTTAACTTCGGAGTTGTCAGATTTACCTTCTAAGTCTGTTAATTGATTTTTCAACGCTTCTAAGTCTGTTTTAGAAACGGAATTTGCTGTTTTTTCAGCAACAATTGAGTTTACTTTCTCAATTACTTGTTCTGGAGTCATTTCCATTTTTGTTTGTTTTTAGGTTTAAAGTTTACAATAATTCATTCTACGCTACGTTGGGTTTTCGTTTTGTAGAGTGATTATCTCGGCTCTAACGCTTCAAACTAACATTTACAAGCATCTTTATATTTTGAAACAGTATAGGTAATAATAATACCACTTAAATTAGCATCAAGTATGTTTTTATACATACCATTTTCTGTTTCAGTTCCAAATCTACTAAAAACTTTTCGATTAAACCTCTCTAAACGCTTATAAAGTGAAAATTTATTTATTGCTTTCTCAAATTCTTCTTGCAAAGCAATCATTGGTTCAGATACTTGAAGTCTATGGTCTTTAGTGTAATAGTTCAATACATCAGTTTCATCAAGGAATAATACAGTCATTTCCATATCCCTTTCTACTGGTGAATCTGCACCATAAAGTGTTTCACTATGATTTTCAAGCAACCACACTAAAGGTGTCTTATTCAGTAAGTTATTATCTTTTTTAGCAAACTCTATGTTAGTAGCTAACTTAGTTCCAGTGATTACAAATGGTAACGGACAACGCACCGATTTCACGAGTGTAGCACTTTCTATTTCAAAGTACGTGTCCTTTACTACAGAGGTAACAACCGATGAAGCATCTGCACCACTAGAAGTTTTACCAAAAATAATTTTACCTGCACGAATCCATTTAGTGTTACAAGTATAAAATCTTTTGTTAGAATAAGAATTAACCTCAATCGAAGTATCAATCTTATCTACTATTTCTTCAAATAAAACACTAATATCTCTCATATCCAATAAGCATATTGTTTATTATATCCTCTAAAGTCTGGATAAGTACCTAAGTTTAACATTATATAATCTTGAATAGCGCGATAAGTCTTTACAGATTCATTGTAACGTAAGTATATAGGTGTGTGCGCTGAAATAGGTGTAGAATTCTCTGTAGACTGTTTAACAACTCCTATAGGTGTAGTTTGAGTAACAGAATCCTTCATATACTCAAAATAGATGAATCCTAAGAGCATATCTTTCATTCCCTTAGAGATAAGCAATCTAATATCCATTTCTTCCTTAAAAGGCTCGAATAACTTAGTGAACTTTGCAGTCACTGGCTCGCTGTTAACATCTAAGTCAGCTATAAATTCATCATAAAGTGTTACACCCAACAGTTCAGTCAGGTATATATCCTCGTATCTGTCAATGTAAGACTGGATATTAGTATTCGCATACATTCCAGTAGAAAGTGCAAACTTTCCAGTAAAATCATTAATCGTTACAAACAACCCCATAACCTTGCTCTAAAAAGATATTTGCGTGTTCACCAGAAATAACTACTACCTCACCTTCTTGATTGAATGGTGCTTTAGCGTTAAAAGAAAATTTAACTAATTCTTTGTTATCAAACTTTTCATTTAAAACAACTTTAGCCTCTTTAGTAGTACGTTTTACTTTTTCCATGTTATTATTTAATATTAGTTACAACTTTACTCCAATCAAAAGATTTTTCTTCTTCTGTAGGTTCGATTATTTTTTTAACGTCTAATGCTTCTACATTTAAACTTGCTATTTCAGATAATTGAGCAACTAAGAACTTATGTCTCATTTCAAGTGAATATAAACTATCATCTGTACGACTTCCGTTACCTAATGCTTTAATTATAGTGTCCATTTCTTTTGTGATAGTAGTGATAATCTTAGATTTTTCTTCTGATTTACCAACTTCTAATACTGGAGTCATTTCGTTAGCACCGAAAGTAACTGCTGAACCTTCCCATAATGCAACTTCTGAAACTAAGTAATATCCACCACCATCTTTTGTTTCGTCTTCAATCCACTTAATCTTATCAGCTAGATATTTAAAACCAATAGAATGCTCACGGATAATTCCATCTTGATAATCACATAAAGCGTCATTACCTAAGGTAGAACTTCCAAGTTCACCTACAGCATATAATCCGTTTTCGTCTTCCTTAAGTTCAACGAACTTTCCTATTTGCATTTTCCAATCATGGTGTCTTAGGAAAGCAATTTTTCTATTTGAAGAAGAGTCACAACCTCTTTCTTGTAAAGATTTAGAAAAGGCACCTTTTACAATCATATCTTGGTCGGAATCAATGTTCCCAAAATGTGCTAAATACATTGCTACCTTACGTGATTTAGTGTCAACATCCTTAATTTCTAAAGAATGTGATTTAATTTTATAGGTAGAATTAAGTTTATTATTCATATTTACTTAAATTTGTTGTACAAATGTAAAAAAATTATTATGAGTAACCCTTCTTTTTGGAATGCTTTTTTCGGAACACCTATAAATAATAATCAACTTAGGGAAATAAATACCCTATTAGATACAAATAGAGCATATCAACATGACTTCTATGGTAAGAAAGTGCCTATCTGGATGAATACTGAAAAACCATTTCAAGCATACGTTGAAATACCAGAATTAAGAACTGTTGTCGATAAAAAGGCTCAAATGCTTTCACAAGGTCGTCCAAGGCTTGTAAAAGAGGATGGAACGGAAGTAGAAATCT